ATTGTGCGCTGGCGTTGACTGTTTTCTTACCTATAGCACCACGTGTTCCTGGAATAGCTTGCCAAAATTTATCATAGTAATCGATAATTGCTATGGCATCTTCTCTATTATCTGCTGAGAAAATAGCTTCTACTACATCTTTAAAGTATACACGATCGCCAACATTCTCTCTAACTAACATAGCAGGACACAAACCAGCATCATACTGACGATTAGCTTCTTGTACACTATTCAAATGTAGCCAAACATTATGGCCCATCATAATAGCATAGGTAAAACTATCCCAACTAGTCTTACCTTCCTTGCCAATCTTATTCAAATCACCGGGCCCGTACACACAAATATCTTTAACTTGAACACCATCCATAACTGGACTGGTAGTAAAGCTATCAAACCATCCATCTTGTACAACTACATCTTGAAATAGGCGTGTATCTTTACTGTACTTTTTGTCATCTAAACTAGGCAACATTCTATACAACCATTTTTCACGATCTTTAATTTCTGTTTGTACATAAATTTGTCCGTTAGCAGTGGCAAGGAACGGACTAGCACAGTCGAAACTAATTGTAAAACTTGGATTATGATATTTACGAACGGCACGTTGAATGTCTGTTAATAATAATGCCCATTCTAATTTACTTGTGCCCAAGAAGTGCATCCAGTCTTGATGCCCTTGTTCCAATAGTCCGTCAAACTTTAAGGCAACAAGTCTGCGTAGTACCAAATCTACATCGCACATGTTCTGTCCACCCATTGCCCAGCCATTAAATGGCTTGTCGTACTTAGTTGGATCGCAGAAGTCTTTCATTTGCTGATACCAATCTTCTGCTTGCTTATGATTTTCACCTTGTAATACATTTAAGAACTTACAAGCACCTGTACGATTTTTAATAAAGTATTCGTTATTGTATTTTGTAGCACTAACAGCCTGTTCATAACTGCCAATGCCACTATTCTTAGCACCTACAGGACTACGACCAACCCATGCTGGAATATCAAGTACCATGCCATAGTCCATAAGCGCATCCATCCAAGCTAACACTTGTTCACGCTTCTTTTGTGCCGCATCTAACTTCGATTGATAAATCTTAACATGGTCAATCTTAGTGTACTTAGGATTGCCATTCTTATCTGTTTTAGGATGACCTGTTGGATGTAACTGTGGAACTAGCTCAACACCTTTAGCAATAGCCTCGGCCATGCGTTGTGCCACTTCTGGACCGTTAGGATCATTCCATTCGCCTTCCCACACACCTTTACCAATCTGGAATCCACCCGAGTCACCTAATACCCAACTTGTACTACGATCTCTATTACGAAACATGTCTTCACTAGGATCGGGTTTACTCAAATCTAAATTAGCATGACCAGCTGAATACAAACAATGATCAAAGTAAAATGACGCATTAGGGTTCAAATAATTCATAGATTCAATGCCCATAGGACCAAAGCTGGCCGGAATACGAGCAGGATCTACATAATTGCCGTGACGTTGTTTACCTATATAGGTACTAAAAAATCCTGATGTTGCCGGCAAGAAGTAAGCATAATCAAGTTGTGCAGCTGTTAAGTTCTTATTCATTTAGCCTCGAGTTTATCTAAAATTGCTTGATACTTGTCATTTGGATCGAGAATAAACTGATCATCAAACGCAGTTGTACTACTAGTACTACACCAAATAGTGTTAGGAGGTGGATTACCAGTTCTAGGAGTTGGCCAGGTATACGGTTGTGTGTTAGGACCAATATATGGTCCTAACGGCACTGGGCCCATTGGTGTACCTGGTGTATACGGAGTAGGCTGTTGCGGATAAATCTTATCATTCTCTATACGGTCGAGTCTGCGAATAATATTCTTTTGATCTTCTAAGACTCTGCGTAGTGGACCTTGACGCATGCCAGCTTCTTTATCCTCGGCATTGACAATAGCACTAACCATAATTAAATTACGTAGGGCTTTTTGAACTGCTGGATTGTCCGACGACATTGCTGTATCAAACAAATCCACGAATGTTTCTAAATCAAAATCTGCTTGGTCTTTTTCACGAGCTGGCATACTAGTTCCCATTACTTGCTTTGTGCTGGCAAAATGTATTCGTATTCAGCAATACCACTATCAACTACAATTTGTAAAGCACCGGCATCTGCTATACGAATAGTTTTGTCGCCTGCTAGATTCAAGATACTTTGTACCTGTGCTACTGGCCAGCCCCATGATTGTTTTAGCTTACCACTTACACCACTTTGGAATACAAAACTACCAGCGTGTGAACTAGCATCACCAAAGCTAAACACTAGGCTTCCATTGTCTGTGCTGACTTGGAAAATAGGTTCTTCTGTGTGCGCGGCCGCTTGGAACTTTAATTTTTGAATACTAGCCACACTTGGCTCGAATTCGATATCCCATTTAGCACCTTTGAACTTAACAGTTTTCATTTTCTCAGCAATAACTTCACTGTTCATAAAACGATAGTCGTTTTCAAAGTCGCCTGTGTTATTAGCAAAGTGTAATCCTGTTGGAACGTCTTCACCGTTGCGTTGTTGCTTAACAACTTTAATAGATGCGTTTTCTTTGTACTCTGGGCACTTTAGGTGTATGTCCAACTTGTTTAAGTTAGGCATACCAAACACACCTTCTAAATCGTCAACTGGCTCTTTTGTTTTTGCGTTCAAAATAACTGAACGATCTTCAGCCATTGATTCAATGCTTGTTTCTTTATCGCTAGCACTAACTTTGATCAAAGGCAAAAAGCCCAAGCTGTGTGTATGTGCTACTAGGTCTTGTAAAAAGTCTTTCATATGATTCTCCATGTTTGTATATTATATAGGTTTTTTAGACAATGTCAAGGATTTTTCCTAACCTTTTTATTGTATTTGATAGCTGATTCTACCAATGTGTGTGCTTGATTCATTCGATCCGAATAGTGCATATAGGCACTTGTATCTTTTGGAAAACAAGCTCCGCCAAATCCACGTGATCCATCTGGGCCAGGAACTAGTGTATGACTTGAACCAATGCGTGTATCATGTGTTAGTACTTGTCTAACCAGGTCAAAGTCTGCTCCGTTTTGTTGGCAAACATCATATAACTGATTGAAGAAGGCAACTTTAATACTTAAGAAACAATTGGTAGCATATTTGATCATGCTAGCTTCTGTAATGCTAGTATTAAAGATTAGCTTACAATCAGGCAATGCTTTTTGGAATACTGTATGCCAAAAGCCTTCTGGATCGTCTCCGCCTAGTACCATGTATTTTTGTTCGGCAAAATCTTTAACAGCAGTTGCCGCACGTAAAAATTCTGGACTATAACAAATACTATGCTGTGGATATTTCTTAATGAGTTTTTCTAACATGTCTGGTGGAACAGTTGATTTGATCAGTACCGGAATAGTCACTGGAGTTTTATCCAATACACTAATCAATTGGCTAATATCGCAATCGCCTGTACTGTTACTAGGTGTTCCTACGCACACTATAATTCCATCCGCAAATGGAAAATTTTCAATTTCGGCTGTGGTATATTTAGGATCTACAATATGTATTTCGTTAAATTCTTTTAACGATTCGGCAACAGCCTTGCCTACAAATCCGTATCCTGCTATTATAATTTTCATATTAAAACTCGAATAAACTATTAAATGTGTTATGTTCTTCTGTACTAGTGATGTCCCATTTAAGAACACCAATTAAGTTTTCTAGCTTCTTATCAATAATAGTAGCTTCCATCTCAGCATGATCAAATGGCAAGTCTTTAAACCATTGTGGCAACCGTAATTCGTCTACCGGATAAGCAACACTGGTAAAGCCCATAGGATTCTGTCTAAGTTTACAAACAATTACCTTAGCACCGTCTGTAATATTCATCGAATACTTGTCGCCATACATACGTTTGAGCGTATTCCAGTTAATACTAGCACGAACATGTCCGGGCATATTGGTCTTACCAGCTTTCTTTTCTTTAGCTTCATAGTCGGTAATATTGTTAGCACGTTTAGGGCTACCTTTTTCCCATCCAGGACGACCTTTAAACTTGATACGGAATTGACTAATATGATCTAAAACTTCTTGTTCGGGCTTACCCATTAGGACCATTTCAAGTACATCGCTTAAGAAGTCTTGAATAAATTCTGGAGTATCACTACGCTTTAGATCCAAACCCATGGCCTTAATCTTACCAGGCTTGCCATCTATGTCAGCACGTTTACCTTCTTTGTCATAGTAAAGAACCGCATAACGCTTTTTAGTAATGAACAAACTCTTTGATCCAACAATTTCACGACCAGCTTTGATAACCTCACCGCGTGTCTTCGGACAGTGGAAATTATCTAACATAAACTGTGGAAACGTTTGATTAACTTCGTCACCAATTGTATCGTACAGTTGGATTACTGTTTCTTTCGTCCAGGGAATTCGTCCGGCTTCAATGTCCTTCTGTAAAGTGCGATAAGCACTAAAATAACAACTATCAGTGTCACCATATATAACTGCTTTTCCTATGTGATTGTATTCGCCAGTAATGATTTCGTTTACTTTACTGGCCATGTGTTTTGCGATCTGGCGACCAACTAGAGTTGTCGATTGTCCAATACGCTTGTCAAAGAATCGACATCCGCTATTAAGGATAGCACCATACAAACTATTCAAGTTAATTTTCTTGACCAGTTGTCGCTTGTCCCAGTATTCTTCTTCAATTTTGTTTCCAGCATTTATAGCTTCTTTTAGTTTGGCCTGCATCTCTTTACGTTCGGCATACCAACGCTTTAACAAACCTGGAATAATACCTTCAGTTTCATAACTAAAGATAGTACCGTTACTTGACAGCATCCAAGGCTGGTTACTTTCAAAGATTAATCTATAAACTTCGGCGGCGCTTAGAATATCAGTATCGCCGTTTTCCCAGTCGATAGTAATGTCTGTGCCAATCTCTTGATTCATTACTGCTTCATATTCGTCACTGCCAAATTTACCTTCCCATGCAGCCGCAAATGATTTGCCCTTGGCCATTTGTGTTTCGATAAATTCTTCAGTCATTGTTTGACGTAGTTGTCCTACAATAGTTTCTGGGCCCATGTTAAGTGCTCTAATAGCACTAGGATATAGACTGTTAATATCTAATGATCCAACCCAGTCTTGAATACCTTCTTTAGGGTATGCTACATAAGCACCAGCCGCCGCAGTATCTTCACGTTCACTCATCTTAGTACGATTAGGAACAACAAATCCTCTACGATGTGCTTCGTTAATAATAGCTTGTTCAGTCACAGCCACCGCACCCATTGTAGTTTGTAGAAGTACTGTGTTTTCATGTGCCAGTGTATTGGCAAGATCCATAAACTTTAACTTCTTATCTAAGTCGTCAAGCAGTTTACAGTCATTGATGTTATATTCAACAAATGTTTTAAAGTCATTGTTGTATAGTTGATCCAATGTGCCTTCGTATTGTGTTTTACGCTTGCCTAGTTCATATTCAGCAATAGCATCTAGTCGATAGCTATGACGTTCTTCATATGTATATTTGCGATACAATTCTAGATAATCTAAGTGTACACGACCAATGTAGTCATATGTTGTACTTGTGCGCCCAAATTTTTCGTATTCACGTTTCTTTGGTAATTGATCAAATAAACAGAAACGTCTTGTATCTTCTTTACTCAATACCTTAATAACACGATTGGTTGTGTATGGAATATCAAATCCTTCACTGTTCCAACCGCTAACAACATCGGCGTCTTGTATGAGATCAAGAAACATACTTAACAAGTCTGTTTCGTTGTCAAACAAATATGTGTTGGGAAAGTCTTTGACCATTTCCTTGGCATCTTCCATCTTAACTTTCTTAGGAGGAATAGCCAAGCATACCATAGTCTCTAGCCATTGTAGGTAGACAGCGATAGCAGTGATAGGCATGAACGCATCATCTGGTGACGCATAGCCACGTTCTGGATCGAAGTCTACCTCAATATCAAAAAATGCTACATTTAATTTAGGAGCATCTTGATTAAGATAGTTTTCACTTAGTGTTACAAAGATCGGATTAATGTCGCTTTCGTACATTTCCTTGCCACTATTAATGGCTTGTTCTTTGCGTAATTCTTTTGTATTTTTACAAAGTATACGGGAAACCGCATCTCCGTAAATTGAGGTGTGTTTACCTCGGGGATCTTTTACATAAAATGTATGCTTAACGGGTATATTTCGAAATTCTCGTTCACCCTTTTTATTGCGTTCGACTACTCGAACGATATCGTTCTCGCGGTCAAACCATGCGTCTACATAGCTCATATTTCTTCCTCTTGAGACTTTAGGCTCTCAAATACCTTCATGCTGTTTATGGCCAGCCGACCTTTCTCTTTATACTTATTAGATACGTTTTGTAATATCTAAAATTGCTTCAATTTCTTCCCAGTCTTCGTTATAAGCCTGCCAATCACCTTTGTGGGCAATTTTAATAGCACGATTGATAACGCTTGGTTTAATTTGTAATTCTTCTGCTACTGCCTTAACTGTATCTTTTAAGCCTTCTTGTAAGTCTTCTACTTCGCGAAGTACTGTAGAACCTTCACTAATTAGTCGTTCTAATTTTGCCTTTTCTTCTGCGCCGTATGATCGTCCTGCCATGTAAATCTCCTAATGTATATGCCTATTATATACTACTTATACAGGGAAATCAAGAGTTAAATTATTTTTGATCACCAAACTTGTCCAACACTTCTTGACTGTGTTTTACTGCCTGTTCTATTTCAGGATTGTCTTCAACAGTTGACAATTGCATTTGAAGCTCTTTAATTTGAGCTATCATTTCGGCCTGCTCAGGTGTCGGAGTAATAGTTGTACTTGCTGGCTCTTCTGGCTTTTTCTCTTCTGGCTTTTTATCATCAGGTTTCTTTTGATTTGTCTTATACGGAGTAACGCCAAAATCTGATGGTGGTTTATATCCTTGTTGTATCAATGCTTGGTATGTATGGCTACCAATAATACCGTCAACAACTAAATCACCACCAGTGCGTGGATCTTTTGTACCTTTTTGGAATGCTTTAATCTCTTCTGGAGTTGTAGGCCATTTTTTAGCAGTTCCGCCTTGTCCTAATGGCGTTGTTCCAGGAGTAGTTGGAGTATCTCCAGTACTTCCTCCGATTGGCATATTAGAAAGACCTAATGCTACAATTGCCGCTCCAATAGTTTGTCCTGGATGAGCCTTTAACCAATCGACTACTTTGCTTCTAAATGTGTCTGGAATTTCTCTAATTAGATCTTTTCCGTCGATAGTCATTAAGTCATCATATGTTAATTGAAGAACTTTTTCTCTAGGAGCGTGTGTTACAAGTGGTTTTCCTAGTTTGTATGCTCCAGCACCTAAATCGGTTAACCAGTTTTCTTCAATTTCGGCTATATGTTCTATCAGTTGTAATCTTGCTGTTAAAAATGCAATACTATCGGATTCTTTAATTACATGAGCATCTTTTAAC